GGTTGGTTTGTGTTGTGCTAACCGTCCCCATGAAGCCAACCTTAAAAGAGTATCCGACCGGCCAAAACTTATCCTTGTATGCGACGGCCCGCATATTGATCGCGGTCGTGTCGTTCGGGTCGGTTTGCAAGTCCGCTATTGACTGGCAGAACCATTGCGCGGTTTGCTCAGTGGGCGGTTCGGGGGGTGTTGTGTTGGTGCATTTGACCGCGATAAATGCGAAGTTTCCGATGATAAATAGGGCGGCAAACCAGTAGATGTATTTCATTTTGAAGTGTCGTTTTGACTTTGAATTTTCTCCAATATACCAAGCAGTACCTCCACTTGGACTTTTGCACAATCTTCGGAGGTGTCAATTTTGGTGAAATCTTCGGGAGTTTCAATGGCTTCTTTGTTGTAAACCATAAAAGCCTGAATTAACTCGTTTTTGGTAAACTCTAATTTTTCGCTCATTCTGTGTTATTTTTATTTTGCTCAAATTTATCCACCTTTTTACCCAACCATGCGACCGCCTTTGTGATGGACATAATCCATACCAAAACGGCTAAAAGCGTAACGCACACGAAAAGGTCAAAAAATGGACTGTTCATTGTGATGTATTGTTTTGATTTTCTTCCAACTGATTGACCCGTCTTTGTAGCAAATTAACACTCCGAGTCAGTAGTAATATGTATGTAGCAGAAAAAACAAACACACCCCCCAAAAGGCACGTCAAAAGAATAAAGCAGTCGTAAATCTCTTTATTCCGTTCAATAAAAAGATCAATTAACCCGCTCATTGCACGTCAAAATATTGCGGCCATTCGGTCGCGGTTAAAGTACAAGCCCCAACTTTCAGCGCCCGCCTTTCGCCGGACATGGTTGGCGACCAATAAACTACCCTTGTTTTGTTGTCAATCCGAAACGCCAACACCCGCACCGAACCCGTTGAAAGGTCGGACAGACTTTTGGCTCCACTCAACCATGTAATCAGTTGCGTCGTGGTCGTGTACGATGGTTTTGGCTGAAAAGGCACTGTCCAATTTTCGCCGTGCAAAAGGCCGGAGTTCAAGTACAGCCCGCCGTTTTCTTCGCCCGGCTCATTGATCGCGTTAAACATAAACGCATTGTCCACGCCCAACCTGAAATACTCCAAATAAGTCCTTGCCAACCATTGCGCTTGCAACTCTTCCGACGTGAACCCGCCTACCGGCTGCGCGTACATCCAAGAAGGGCCTTTAGAGTCAGAGCCAAATTCAGTTACCCAAATCTGTTTGCCCTTGTCGTGGGCGAATTTGACGATAGGAACAATGCCAATAAAGTCCTTGTCAAGTTCGGGCGGCACTGCACCACCTTCATACCAGCTCGGAGGCCAAACACCCAACTCATTGCCCCGGTTGCTGTAATGGTGGACATTAATAACGTCCGCCTTAAATGGTACCCCCTTCGACTTGAAATACGCATCCATGCCGTTCAGGTACTTCATATCAAACCCCGTCAACCCCGCCATAACCACCTGCACCGAGGGATCGGCTGCCTTGCATTGATCGTAACACGCCCACAGCATAGCGGCGTATTCGGCAGGCTCCATGTAGATAGCGTTTTCAGCGCCACCCCGTTTCCACCACTTATCCACCTCATTCCAAATCTCAACCCGTTTAATCAGGTTGAGGCCGGATAGGGCAACGTTTGGCACATCGCCATTCCAGCGCGGGGTTTTATCTACCCGAAGTTTTGACACGTCGTGTTTTACGCTGCCATATCGGGCCACGAATTGAAACCAGAACGCCGCAAAGTCGGCGTAGGATTTCGGGTCTGTCCTATCCATGCCCGGCTTTACGGGCGGGTGATCGTCGCCAAAGTCAGTGCCCGGCCACCCCTTCCGATACCACGCGGGCGTCTGGTTGATGCAGGGCAGGATGTCTAGGTTTTGTGCCTTTGCAGCCTGAAAGAATTTATCCAGACCGTCGTAGTTTTTAGATGCCGCTTGAAACATGGGTTGAACATACAACCCGCCCGGCTGCCAAATCCAGTTTGAGGCGACGAAAATGCGAAGGGAAGAAAAGGGTTTTAGTTTGTCCAGCGGCACCCAATGGAAGCCGGATAGGTTTATTGCCGCGCCGTAACCGGCTGTTGGGCCTGTTGGCGGTTTTGGCGGTTTTGTAGTGTCAATCGGGGGCGTTACGATGGTATCAATGGGCGGCTCAATTACGCCGTCTGACGTGTAAAACTCAACCTCTGCCAGTTGTTGGTGCCCTTGCGGGCTGTCGAGGGTGATAATAGCGTAGCGAACAGCGGTCTTGTCAGATGTGACTACAAAATCCCACTTGTTATAGTTGGTGAGTTTTGCGGATACTTCATTTTGCCCCTCCGTCTCTGTGTTTGCGTTTGTAAGGGATATGTGCATTTGAGGCTGCCCCGTTCCATCAAACCACCTCACTTTGGAAACTAAAACAGTTTTCCCAAAATCCACAACGCACCGCATCGGGTAGTTTGCGTCATTCCATCCGGTAAACCAGTAAGTCCCGGTATTTCCGTCAAACAGATTCGCCGCCGTCTTATCGCCCGCGCTGGTTTGCGTCACCATGCCCGGCGTGATCGTAATTTTTGTTTCTGTCACTGCGTTGGCGGCAGGCTTTGCCGATTGCTTGCATGATGCAATGGCAAGCAGGAAAGCGAGTAGTAAAAGTGTGTGCCTCATATTATTTTGTTGAATCGGTTTTTGACTTACTGTCAGATAAAAAATAGAATCCCGAAAGGGTAATTCCGGCACTCACCACATCAAACACCAATTCTGCTAAACTTTGGGGCATAGCGTTCCGTCCGAAATAAGATGTTTCATAAAACCAAACCAATAACCCAAACAAAATCAGGTAAGCGCCCTTTATTTTCATGTATTAAAAATTGAATCGGTTATTTCAGGAACGGTTTTCACAATGTAGCCATTTTTTCGGTCAACTATTTGGCCGGTTTGCGGGTACATAATCGTATTCATTGGCTCAACCATGTTAGGCTTAAACCCTTTCTTCCATCGGGGAACACAATGTGCCACCCGATGCCCGTCAAGCGGCCCATGCGAATGAGATGCGCCGCAAAAGGGGCAGGGTTCGGTTTGGCCTAAATTGTTGCGCCGGTAAATTATGGCGTAGGCTTTTTCGCCTTCGATTTCGTATGCGGGAAGTGTTGCGAGTAGCATGGATTATCCACAATCTCTACACCCCGCCTCAAACGACAAAAGCCCAAAGTCTTCGAGCGTGTTGTCATATTCGATGGTTGGGCAGTTATTAGTACAAAATTTGAATGTCGTCATTGTGCCGTAAATCTTTTGGGTCGCCGAAAACTCAACGCGCTGAAATCTCATATTCGGATTAGCCGCGTTCATCGTGTTCCCAAAATTGTACATCACATTGAATGCCGTAATTGCGCCGCTGGTTTTCAGGTATTGCAGATTCGGCAGGTAGTACATTTTCTCTACCGGATCTACATTTGTCACCGCCCCAACCATTTTGCCAAAGTACAACAAAACCGAATCCAGGATTTCCCCGGTATCGGCAAAAATCTGGTTGACAGACCGCGCCCGGCAGCCTATTTCCGTGCCGTGTACACAATCTTCGTGATACACATCCAAAACGCCAATCTCAATCGTGTAGCAACGCTTGAAACCGTTTCCTGCAAATAGCGAAGACTCAACCTCAGATTGAAAGTCGTACATGAAAACGATTGGCCCTTCGACTTCCAAATTATTCGGGTTGTACTGCTTATTGTGCCACTTGCGCGACCAAAAAAACGGGCTGTTCCAATCGCTTGCCACCGCGCCCCAATTCGGCGTTCCAACCTCGATACCGCGCTGCTTTTGTAAAACGCGAAAAGCCTGCGGTTGCAGGCATGGGCTTTCCGGGTTTGCCGGATAGAGTTGTACGGCGGATTTGCCGATACGGTAGAGGTCGAGTAGGGATAGGTTCATTGTAGATTGGTTGGATATTTTTCCATATAATCATTCCACGATTCATTCGATCCATTTTGGAGTTGTTCGGCCATTCTGCGCGCCATATCGCGCGACACTTTCAACTTCATAATATTTTCCCGCATAACCGCGCCCTGTTCAACCCTTTTGGATTTCCATCCGTGAACCATTGCGAATCCAGCCAACTCATTCAATTCCTCACCGAGCAATTTTATGTAGTCTTCGAGCGCGTCCACCAATTCATCTTTTGGCGGGCCGGGTTGCATTCTAAATATCCCAACGTCGGCAGGTTCGCCGGACTGGTTGCCGCTTGGCTGTATTTCTGGCAAATTACCTTTCATAATTCCAAACGATTGTTTCACGTCCAAAAAATCGCGCACCGTCTTTACTTCGATGCCCGTATGTTCCGCGTCGCTTCTTTTTGATTTCGGTGATCGTATTGCCGTCTGCTGAAATGCGCCTGATGTCATCCACATTAAAGGCATGCACTTTGGAAATCCCCGCTTCGGCAGACGGCTCCGGCATGGAAATAAGTATTGGATTTGATGCCCCGCCAATGTTCTGAAATCTTCCGGCACGTTCTATTCTGTTACGCGCCGCCTTGCTGTTCGACAAATACTCATGCCCGCACCTTTGGCAAATGCAAAACACCTGTTCACCCACCTGCTTTACAGCCTCAACCCAATTCCATTTTCTGCCCTGATCGGAGCGTGAGTATTTTTCATAACACTTTGAGCATTTTAACTTGCCCTGTCTGCTATATTTTCCCATTACAATCCAGCGTTTTCCCGGCTCACAAAACGAGCCGCATTTTCAAAAGATGCAAAATAAGCCGCCTCCATTGATTGCTTCGACGGCCAACCCTTATCAAAAAGCAAATGAATCAACTGCCACCATCCTATGCGCTTAAAGACTGTCTCGTTGTGGTTTTCCGCTCTGAGTTGCGCTTCCCGCTCTTTAGCCGAATCGAGGCCAGAAGAACGAAACTTTGGCGGCTCAAAAAAGTAGCGACACTGTGGCTTTGAGCGGAGGATACTAAAATACTGGTCAAAAAAAAATCCACGTTGAGGGCGGTCTGTGCATCCAAATTCTGAAAGTGCATCGCCCTGCCGTTGATCCACGCTTCGCGTTTCGCATCATCAAAGGGTAGATTCTCGCCGTCTTTGCGGCAAAGAATCGCCGCCATTTTCAGGTACTTGGAATACAATAGGCTGCCGTCAGGATCGCCCGCCTTTTCTGTTTCTGCTGCTATCATTGCATTTGCTGCTGTGCTGATTGCCATGCGTCGGCTGTCGCCCGGTTCATATACCCCCATTTCCTCATTTGCGACCGCCATTATTTTCTGCCTGATATGTCCGTTCGGGTCGCCGCTCATCAGGGTCTTTTGTGTCTTGAATCGTTCCACCTCCAAAACCTCAATCGTCTCAATGACGCTTAAATCTGCCAGCGTGTACTCTCCCGCCATTGCCTGCTGCATAATTACAGGGATGGTGTACGTTTCGCCCATGTACTCAAAACTTGCGTTGTCGGGCGTTAGGAGCGTTCCTTTCGCTGTGTGGATCAAATTCGAGATATACCCGAACAAGCCCCGCAAACCACCGTCAAGTGCCGTTATTTCATCGCTGCCCAATTCCGCCTCAACAATGTCCGAAAGCGGATGGTCACAAAACGCAGAAATCGCCCGCGCCATGACCACAAATTGATTTTGATTTTCGTCTCCGAAGTTCCGGCACTCAATCAGAAAATCAATAAAGCGATTCAGCGGGACTTGTTTAAGCGTTTTGGGTAGTTCGATGGTTGCAAGTATCGCCCCGCCCCGTCGTGTAAGTGTTGCCGTTACCGTGCCTTCGGTCATAGCCTTACTTCTTTTGCAGGTGCAGCGCAAGCGTAGCAGCCAACTGTTTAGGCTTCGCCGTTGGCGTATACGCTATTCCATTTACTTCCATGTAGCCAACCAACGCTTCCCGGCTGTATTCCTGCGCAATGACCGAATTTTGCAGGGTCTTAATCCGCTCTATATCGGCAGGTGTCAGGATGTCACCCCCCGCAACAAGTACGCTTTCTTCGCCCTCTACTGTCGAAGGATCGTTTTGGGGCTGCGCTGCCGGGTCTAAGGTAGGCTGTGTACTGCGCTGGTTCGGTTCCGCCGCGCTCCTGCCCTTCGAGATGTCCATCGTTTTGAACGGGGCGGCGTTGGACTTTACCGGCTGTTTAGCGGGCTGCGTCGTGTTGGCCTTTTGGGTTTCCCGGAACGACTTAAACTTTGGCCCGTTCGCGTCGTATCCAGCAGCGTAGGAAGGTGCCGATACCTGTGGAGCGGGCGCGTCCTTATCTCGAACAAGAAAATGAGGCGTTCGCCCTTCGCGGTGCGCCTTGTCTACTTCATCGGCGGCATACATACCGGCTTCCTGAAAGTGTTGGGACATATACGAACGGAATAACACAACCGAAGGGGCTGCGTGTGTGCGTTCAGCAAGTAGGGCAGCGTAGAAATCTTTTGCCCGGTCAAGTAAAGTTACCATTGAAATCTATTTATTTGTAAACAGGCCATCGGCTTTTATTCCATTCGGCCCATCAATATTTTGAGAACTAAAAAACCATTCTCGCACCTGTTTACGGCGAAGGATTGGATGTATTTTAGCACAAAAAAACCCGCTAACCAAAAGCCAAAGCAGGTATTTGTGGGTAAAGGTCAGGGTTTCGTGTTCTGCCGTAAATTGCGCACCAGACCAAAAACTAACCTCAATTTCCATTATCCATGAGTATTGAGCGCGGCGAACATCAAAGCCCCTTATTTTGGCCTTTCTGGATTGGATAGCAAACAATTCTTTCATGCCTTTAAAATGAACTAAGCGGACGTTCGCGCCTTTTTGACTTTACGCCCTCCATGATGTCAAAATACATTTTCATCAGGAACAAATCGGAAAAGTCCGGCGAACGGCCCAAATCTTCGATTATCAGTTCTTTTTTTCGGAGCCTTAACTTTCCATCGCTTGCGCCTTGCGCCCGCTTAATCTGTGCCAACTCTTCAGAAAGGGTTTCGCGGTCTTCCTCATTTCGCACAGCAGGGGCGTACATCATGCCCTCGTTTATCTTTTCTGCCAACAGGTAGCCGCACTGCGCTTTCAGGTTGCCGTATTCACTGAACCCGTCTACCGCCTTTTTGCTGTTCGCCTGCCGTTCGTCTCGTTTGATCGGGGCGGCGTTGCCGTGAAAAGGAATTGCGCCCGGAATGAAGCCGCCATGTTCGCCGATGAATCCGCCCACGCCGTCCGCATCGTACAAAATCTGTGAAGCCCTGATTTGATGCTTCGCCTGTAATTTCTTGATCTCTGTAACCACCTGCCTACCCCCCGACTTTGGCATACTGATATGCTCCACTAAAACGTCTCCGTAAAACACCCCAATCCTGAAAAGGTCGCTGCCGTGTAGTGCCACGTCGCAAACCATCCGTTTGCGTGTAATGTCGGGGCGAAGATAGTCGTTTGTGAACAAATCTACAATCGCCTCATACTGAATAAGTGCCAGCGGATCGTCCTGATAATCCCAATCGCCCAAATAAAGACGGGCGCGATTTTCCCCGCTCAACCCTTCCAACTGTTCTAAATACCCCGATTCCCTTTTGGTGTTGTCCGTTGCGAACGCCTGAATGAAAACCCGATGCTCTGGCAATGTACCGCTCAACCAGGGCGTGTAAAAAGTGCTGTAAAGCCAATTACGCGCCGGGTTGCAGGTGATGTAGAGTTTTGCCCGGATGCCATATTTGTCGTTCAGGTGCCTGCCTATGCGACTTCGCAGGATTTCGTATGCCTTTACCCCGATACCCGCCGCCTCCTCAATCCATCCGCCTGTGTACTCTGTGCTGCCCAATTTATCAAAGTCGCTGTCGCCCGGCTTTTGCATCAACTCCAAGCCCTTTATTTCGGAGCCGTTGGAAAATTTGATCTTTACACTGTTGTCGTTATATGTCCACCAATCTTCGGGTATTTGATGTTTTTTGCAAACCTTTCGGAATGTTACGATGGTTGATTCCCGAATCTCTGAAAGGTGCTTTCTACCGACAAACCAGCGCGTTTCAGGGTATGCTATGCAGTTCCATAAAAGCCACTCGCAAGCCGTCCACGACTTCCCGCCACCCGCTGCACCGCCGTAAAGCAGTTCTTTTACTTTTGGATTTCGGAGCGTGTTGAACGCCTCTACCTGCTTTTCAAACAAATCCAGCGATGAAAACCTGCCCTCTTTAAAGGCATTGGCTTTCATTTGAATAATGCTACTCGGATTCAGTCTTGGAAGTTCCGCCGCTGTCTGCATATTCGTCCTTTATCATTTCCCAAATCTTTTCCTGCTTTTCGAGGGGAAGTTTGGTGAACCAGGAATCGTCTTTTAAATTTACATCCTGCTCAACCTTTTTGGTAATTGGGTCGGTGTGCTCCAAAATCATCTTTGCGGCCCTTAGTCGAACGTCGGGGTCTGGATTATTAACCGCATCGTCTATGATGCCAAGCGCAATACTTTCCTTTCGTGTCAGGGTGCGTATTTCGCCCGCCTGCTCTTTGGTTATCTCTCCCTCTAAAACCTTTTCAGCAAGTGACTTAAATGAGAATGACCCAACAGGGCGGCCCTTTGGGTTTCCGCTCTCTCCTTTTTCTGCGACTACAATAGTGCCGCCGTTTCTTCCATCAATCTCCTTCATTTTTTTACCTTGTTTTTACCCTGTTAATCCCGCAAATATCGGGCCTTCATCTACTTGACCCCCATCCTTTTCGGCGTGGTAATCTTCCAAAAGCCAATACTGCGCCTCTTGCAATTGATGGTAACGCCACATCTCTACATTCGGGCGATTCATTTTCTTTTTGTGCTTCGAGATTTTCCGGTATAGAAATTTTCGATGTGACCGCGAATGTAGGTATTTGCTCATTGCCATTTTATTTGACTACAAATATACCACACCTTTCCCAAACGGCAAAGCCCCAACGAATTAACGCGGGGGCCTTGCAAAAGTGTGTTGTTGTCTCTTGTTCGGATCTGCCGACTTTACACTTCCTCTGGAGCCAATAGGTCACCCACAAACACATTCAGTCCCTGACCTTTCGTGATGAATGTGAGCGCCTTGTTGAACAGGTTTTCAACCAGCGTTTCATTTACGCCGGTCACGATCTGAGCAACCGCATCCTTTACGGCCTCTGCGTTTTCGTCCGTCAGGTTCTTGAATGCCGTGCCAAATTGGCGGGCAAGTTTCAGAACACCTTTACTGATTGCGACGGTTGCGCCCGGCGTTTCGTCGCTGTCGGCTACCTTGCCAATTTCAAGGGCAGCGCTGAATACTTCGCCGTATGCAGTAATCACGCCCTCAACTTGCCCTTCCAAGCCATCGTTAGTAAAATCAATTTGCTCGACCGCAAGCGCGGCAATTTCTTCGTGGATAGTATCCATTTTGTAAACCTTTTTATGTGTGAGATATTGAAAAATAATCGAACGCAAAAATAGTCGAAATCGGGCGGACAACCAAATTAGATTCATTTGAAATCCAGTTTGACGTATTTAGATTCAATATTCCAAAGCCCCATTTGCCCCTTTGATTTTTTGGGTCGAAGAGCGCGCGGGTTTGATACTATCCAAGAAAACGCCCCCTCAACTAATTCTTGCATTGCATCTCGTTCATCGTTAAATACCATAGGGCGAACATCCACCAAGTCAACCATGCAAATCGTAACACCTAACAGGTAAACCTTTGGATTCATTTCTGCCATCAGTTTCGCGCTTACTTGCATTGACCCGGCGATTAATGCGCCCCCTCTGTGGATCTTCGCCCCTGCATGAATAACCAGCGGCCCGCGATATTTTGTATCCCATGCAGAAACCGCAATTTTCTTTTTCCCTGTTGCGATTAAGGACGCGAAGGGTTGCATAACCGTGAGGCACTTGAAAAAATCCGAATCTGGGTCGTATGGGTCAAATTCGGATTGTAGTTTGTGGCGAAGTTCGCAAGGCATACCCTATTTTGCCTTTCCGCCTGTCGGCACGTTCCCGAAGTAGTGAATATTCACATTCGACTTTTTTGGGTTATTTGCCAGTGGCACATTAAAAATGATGACGACGTATCCGGTAATTGGGTTGATGTAGATCATCTCCCCGGCCTTTGAAAGCGCCTGATAAGTAAGTGCGCTGGTTGCATCGGTCGTGACGCCTAAAAACCTGACTTGAGATTGGTAATGCACCTGCGTTCGATCAAACAGGTTTGAGATTTTAATTTGATCGGCTTCGTGCTCCACCACTACTTGCGTTTTTTGCGAACTTGTATCGGTGAATTGTTGCAGCGTTGGGACTATTGTTTTTCCGTCCGGCGAAAGGGTAGTGCTATCCACTCGCCAAAATGTACCTACCTGTTTGTAAGAATCTGGAGGGTAGAATGTGTACACGGGAATATCCCGGCCTTTTGCGGGCGTTGGGATGGTGTCGGTTTTGACCTGTGCTGTGAGTGACAGGCAAAAAAAGAGATTGATAAAAATAGTGATGAACTTCATCGTGCCGTTGAATTTTTTTTGTTAAAGTGTGTGATGCAGGTTAGATAGGGTCAATTCTTTTTCAAGTTCTTTAATCTGCCTGACAACCTCCGGGCAAGCCTCGTAAAGTTCGGCGGCTTCCAGATCCAAAAGCCTACCCTTTAAATATCGGAGTTGGCTTTCTTTGTAGTAGCCCTGATCTTTTGGGGTGATGTCGTAGGTTTCGATGATTTTATTAAATGGCCCCTCAAAATCGTTTTCTCCCGCCAATACTTCCATCAAATGATTTGGATCAATTTCGGTGCCATTCCCGTCGCGTGTTACGATTAGGCTTTCGTCATCTGTTGTTTCCAGTTTCAAATGGCAGCCACATTTGCAACGGTGCGTTGCCGTGCGTCCGGGCTCTGGCTCGGTGACGTTGATGAGGTGACGGCAGGAAAGGCAGGTGATTTGCATTTTATTTCTTTGATTTCTCTTTGACCTTAAACCAATGGTAATTTCTGGCAACATAACTACCTGTTGTTCCGTCCGGGTTTTCAACAATCAGGGTAGTTGTTGAATTTTTCACCTCCGTTTCATAAACCACTTTTGCGCCGTCTCTGGCTGCTGCTTTTCGAGCCTTAGAGGTTGCTTCTTCCTGATCGTCCGCAACGCCAATCTTTTTCTGATGGTCTTTTACGCGGCCCGTATGGAGTAAATTTCGTGTCCGGGTCACAACCCAAATCCCTACAAACAAAGTCATCGGGCCTGTAAATTTAAAATGAGAAATGTAAATTTCAAAAAGTTGGGCAAACATGATCAGTCGTTTTAACGGTAAAAAATCAGGGCGACAATCCTTTAATCGCCGCCCCGTCTTACAATCTCATGGTATTTCAAACATCGCGCTCCGGCCTCCAATTTTCTACCGGCTCAAAATCATCGCTGGTTATTTCGGCTGGTTCGGGTTTATTGTGCGCCAGGTATTCGGCGTAGGCTTCGCGGGCTTCGAGTAAGTGCGCCGCATTTTCTCCGATGGATTTATCCCGCATTTTGATGCGTAGTTCGCCGTCGCTGAAATGTGCAAAAGCAGATTCATTGCAAAGGTTTCCAAGTGCCGGGCCAATCAATGAAAGGAGGCCGCGCAAGTCGATCATCTCCACACAGTACGCAGCCGCACGGCTTTCGGATTCTCGAACCCGTTTTTGCAAACCAGCAAACGAGTTTTCAAGATTAACGCCGGTTTGTTGCGTTTTTTCACAAAGTGCAACAATGGCCGCTGAATCTGCAATTTTAACCTGCTCTGTCATGGTCGTAAATTTTAATGGCTCAAATTATTGTTACAAATGTAACGCAACCAGAACCACACTACCAAAATAAATTTCAACTTTTTTCAAAATAAATAACCGCCCACACATTTGCAGACGGTTATGTACGCAATGAACAACGGTTCAACCCCCGGATTCCAAAACGGCGACTGATTCTTTTTGTAGTGATTCGAGATAGCGAAAAGCGGCCTCTAATATAAAAATTGCATCGTCGGAGATTGGCAGGCTGTGAAAGTCTGGCCTAATATCCATTCTATACAAAACAGAATCTTCAAACGTATCGGCTACGGGAAACGCCTTATCTATTTCGTTCTTCATCAAATCCGTCTCGGTAATTGCGCCTCTAAGATACACATCTAGCGCCGAAAAAGTCGCCTGTTTCGCGTTTGTTTCGGCTTCGATTTGAAGCAACGCACACATTTTTTCTGTGTTTGGCCGGTGCAGAGCAGACTGCATTTTCGGCAGTTCTTTTAAAATCGCGTCTGCGTATTTTTGGGATAATGGGTTTGCGAGTGGATGCGGATCGTTTGTTTCCTGCTTCATATTACTGTGCCTCATTTTATTGAAAAAATCGCCAACGCCACAAACAACCAGAAAAACCCGGCGATGTAGTCAATGGCATTTGTGATCGTTCGCTGCGCTGTTCCCGGTACGCGGCTACCCAACAGAAAAGAACTAACCAGCAAAAGCAGTACCCAAATAATCAGGGCAATGATTCCACCCGGTATTGTGAACACTGCCAGGGCGTGTCTTGAAATCGTTTTGACATTCATAGTCGTAATTTTAAAAAGGAGCCGACGCCGACCACAGACGCCAGCCCCATACCATCAAAACTTCTTTAAAAATGTGGAGCGCAGGGAATCGAACCCGTCTCGCAAATGGCCGTTTGCGAGCAACCCCATAGAAAGCAGAACAAAGAACCCCCGGACTCTATCAGACGGGTTTAGTCCGGTCGTGCCGCCTGTCGTGAATGTTCAACACTTTCGTAATTGCGCCCCTAAAAATTGCGTGTCTTTCCACGCCGTCCCGATTGTTGCCGACTATCTGAGAATTGGTTTCCCATCATAACAAGAGGTCGGTTTGTGCAAAGCCGTCTACTGGCAGCCCCTTTGAGTTCTTGCCGCGCTTTTTAAGTGCAGCCCTGCCAGCACGGGTATTTCTTTGCGCTACTAATCTTCGTGGTCAAAATACACCTTGTAAAAACTTTTGCCCTTCGCATCATCAAAACCGCGCTCAATCAAATCGCGCCTCCCATGCACATGAAGTTGAAAGTTTTTATCCAATTTGATAACGCTTTTGAAAACGCGGCCCTCTTTTTTTGCCGCCTGGTTGCTGATCTCGAATTTATCTTCGAGCGGCACCGCGTAGGCTTTGGCGTATTCATCCCGAAATTCTTTGAATGCTTCGCGCTGATTTTCTTCCTCTGGAAACACAAACCCGGCGAAGTCGTCAATTTCAAACTCCTCGTTATCCTTGAAATAATTACCGGAACGGTTCAGTGCTTCAATCGTATCGGCACGATCCATGCCGAATTTGATCGGGGCTTTCTGTGCGATAAACTCACTTGCAAGACTGATGTAATGCCGGGTGTTAAAGTAGTTATCTTCGATTGGGCGTAGCCGCAAAAATTCATCCTTCCAAAATGACCGCTCATCTTTTTTTGAAAACTTGTCCATCGCGCAAACCCGGTATCCTTCAGATTCTTCAATGTTGAAAATCAGGGCAGCAATTTGCGGCTTGTCGGTTGGAATGCCCTCTAAGATATTGAGCGCAAAAGATTCGGCTGTGCGTTCGGTTTTTAGGAAAGGGTCTTTGGTTTGGATCTTCCACATACCAATCGCGCTAACTGGCTCGCCATTCAAAAGCAAGTCTTCAAAGTACCCGATAAAAAACTCCCCTCCGAGAATTTTAGGTGCGTCGCTGTGATCGTAAAGTTGCCGGGCAAGGGTAGCGGCTTCCTCGTTCATGCTTTCCGGGTTTTGGAAAATGGTCGTGCATCGTTGGTAAACCTCGTTATTGCTCACATCTTCTTCGTGATGCAGGTAAAAAAACTCTTCGGTCTTTTCAAATGGCTTCAGAAATGCGGTCAACATCACTTCCTCTGCAATAGCGTGGAGCGGAATGAGGTTTTGTTTTGGGATCGTTACACCCTCGTAACGGTTTTTGTTGCCTACCCATGTTTGGGAGAATCGAACAAGGCGGGCGGCTGAAAAGTCGAGCATTTTATGGCCTTTTTGTTTTGATGAAAATAGATGGTTTAATTCTGTGCCGCCTTTTCCGCTTCGCGCCTTGCCTGACACTTTTCACAATAGCATTCCCCGGTAGCCTCTAAATCCATTTCACGCTTTGCCATCATAAGTTCATCCATCACTTTGCCCATCGGGTCTTTGCGCATTTTGTACCGCTTCAATGTCATTTTGAGCATATCGGCCAAATCTTCATCGCCTTCAATCGCCCGCAAAAGATTGTTTGAAAGCGCGACCATTGAAAATTTCGATTCGATAATTGCGCCGTACTCAAATTCAACTAAGCGAAAATACCCTTTTACTTCGCCGCTTTTTTTTACTTCGGCTTCAGATGCAATTGGTTTTGACGCATCATTTAGCGCCTGTTTGATTTCTTCCTTCTGGTTGAAATCGAGTGATGATTTTTCTCTTGCCATGACTTTAATTTTGATGGTTGGGTAAAACTGTTTTGAATTTGCAGGGGTGGCGGGATTCGAACCCGCGAACTCATATCCAGATCACGCAAGACTGAGCCTTCGGAGAATTTTAACGTGTCCTATACTCTTCGGCGTTGTTCCAATTACCCAACGCACCCCCATGTTTTATTTTCGTTACAAATATACTACACCCAAATCCAACCCGCCTAATTTATTTCAACTTTTTTCTGATTTTTATTTTGTGGCGCTATTCAGGTCGAACGCCGTGACAATCAAATACCGGCCCGCTGCCAAAACCTCACAGATATAAATAAAACGATTGTTGTGCGTCCAATAAATCCGGCTGCTCACTATTCCGTGACGCGGGCATAGTTCCCGGATTTTGCGCTTAATCTTTTTGCCCGCTGGTTTCAAGTTCATGGAGTAGCGCGGGTATGGAATGCGCCGCTCATTCATGCGCTTTTCGGCGTGGTGCGTGGCGTGGAAGATCATCGTTCAAACAAAGACAGTTCGCCGGGTATCGGCTTGTCAAGGCTGCGCTCTTTCTTCCCATTGCCCACCGTGAAAACGCCGGGCTTTTCCCGCGTCAATAACCCCGCGCTCACCATGCGCGAAAGGATAGCGCCCAAATGGGTATCGGCGTTCATGTAATACCAATGGCTGAAATTTTCCTGCACCTGTTTCGATGTGATGCGGTTGCCGTTCGCTTGAGCGAATTGCAGTATTTCGCGCTGTTTGGGTGTGATTGCCATAGGTCAAAGTGAAAAATAATCGTTGACAATTTTCTGTGCCTGTTCAAGCCGCCAAACAAACTCGCAAAAATACCCCTTTGCTCTCAGCAAATCCATCGTGTCAGATTGCGCCTGAATATGCTCGTTTTTTTTCAGCGTCACTCCATCTACCTTGAAAGGCGTTCCCGCCTTAAACTCCAAAAATAGCCCGGCATACTCTCCGCTTGGTTGCGCTACAAAAACATCGGGCCATTTTATTCGTGGCGTTTGGAGTTTGTTCGCCCGCGCCTGCTGGTTAACCGTCTTTGAAATGTGGGCCGCTGTGTCGGAGAAAACCAGAACACCTTTGTGCTGCCAGGTCATCCACGCCACAAACTGACATTGCAGAGCGTATTCGGGTTGGGCCTTTTTCATTCCTTTGGAAGTTTGGCCGCTTCAATCCATGCGAGGCAGGCGGCGATGTTCATGTTTTCGTGTTCCGATACGATAAAAAATACTTCCGGCCAATTCGTTTCCCGAAACGTTTGCCATTTCCCATCCCTAAAAGACAAATTCAATTCGCCTAATCCGAAACGGGTGTTCCAATCGGGGATAACATCTTCGACGGTTGGCAGGTAGGTTAGTCCTGATATGTTGTCGTGAAACAAAAACAGGTCATTCCCCGATGGAATTTGACACAGCAAAACCCCGTCATCGTCGGGCAGAGCATTAGTGAATATCCTGTCGTTGCTAAATACCCATAATTGGAAATAAGTAAATATCTTTGGCTGTGGAAATCCAAGTTCGCGCATTTCCCGCGCAAGGGCAATGTATTCTGTCGTGATATTCATGGGTAAATCATTTGCAGTGTTCAGTTCTAATCAGCACTTCGGGGTTGCTGGTTTCAACAAACTGCCAGTTATCCAGTAACTTTTGTTTCAACCCGGCCCCCTTCACGTTCTTAATCATGACAGGCAGATTCGCAAGCCGGGCAAACTCAATAATCCACTCAAACACGTCCTGCATTTGTCCGTTGTACGGCTCGCTGTTTTCGACTTTGATAATATCCACCGATAGCCGTGTCATGTCCCAAATTCCATTACAAGTGCCGCACTTGAATTTTTGCAGGCTGCTGTTTTTGTCGCCCCGGACAAAGGGAGCGGTTTTGAATTTGAGGTTGTTGGTGGATTTGAATTTGCTTTTCATGCCCGGTAAACCTGTCTTGAAATTTTAAAAAATGAAAGCAAGGGAAGCGGGCAGACGCACTGTTCATCTTTGCGGCCAACCATCAAGTAACAGCAGTCGGATTGAACCCATGCCGTGCCGTCGAACGTATTGCATGACGCGCCAACATCACAGTAGGTTTTGCAATAGATTTCGCCCGCCGCATTGACCTTACAATCGAACGGGGCGCAACAAATTTTCACGGCATCTATTCGAGTTAAACAACCGCACCAATCGCCCGAACTAAAAGATATGTGATTCTTAAACTCTCCCTTCACTTCGTACGCCTGACCCAATGCCACCATCGGAGCCAAAAGAAATGCCAAAACAACAACGCCCCATTTTTGGCGTAGGTAATCCATAAACTGCTTCATATACATTTCAGCGTGTAGCGCCTCTATGTCTTCAAATTGATCTACAAATCCGGGAACAAGCGCCTCTAAATATTCAACCGCCTGATTCCGGTTTGCGTTGCCGGTTTCGCCCTGACCGTGTGCGGGTGCTTTGGCGGGCTGTTTTGTTTCTGTAAAAAGTTCGGGTAAATTTTCCATTGTTTTGAATTTACTGGTTGAAGATAAAAACTGCCGTTTCCCGGAAACTCGCACTAATCGGGCGACGACGGGGAACTTAGTGTTAATTCAATAGGAAGCCACAGGTTATGTTTCCACCTTGTAATAATAAGCCTGTTTCTTTGATTGTCATAGGATTCAAAATAACCGTCATTAAAAACACAACTTCCCGCATACCCCTGATCCCCCTCTATCTTACTCATGCAATTTTGCCCGTTTTTCGGCTTGGTGATGTAAATGGAAAACCACGCACTATCGGGCGGAAGGGCTTTGCTCGTTGTGGAATTTACAGTTTCTTCTTTCATTGTTTTGAATTTACTGGTTAAAAATCAATTTTGAAACCGGGTTTTCATTCCCGCCCAACCTCACCCATGCCGCAAGCGCATCGGCCCACAGCATTTCGGGAAGTTTGAGCGCCGGGTATTTGCGCTCAATACATTGTGGCAGGTATTCGGAATAGTATTGCGCTTCCCACGTTTCGAGCGTGTAGCGAAGATCGGCGGCGCGCTGTTGGTCGTTCAATTTAGGGTTTTGAAGCAGGAAGTTTTCAAGGATCTTTGCGGCGGGTAGTTCACGGCGAAGGGCTGCGATGTTGATTAGGATTGCCTTGCTTTCCGCTTCGATGTAGTCGGGGCTTTCGTACCGCTTATTGGTTTCTTCTACCAATTGAGCATACAAACGATTGGTTTTGCCAGCGTCGCCAAACGCCACATACTCGAAAATCGCCCGTTTCATTACGCGCTCAACACCGCCGTCTTTGTAGTTTCGGATCGGAAAACCCTCAACCAATTCCGTCTCAAAAATTTCATCTTCCCATACCTTGCGGTATTCATCGGCCTTTGTTTCAATTTCGCGCCGCTCGTTTTCAATCCTGATCTGCTTCGCCTTTGATTCGCGCAAGTAATCAGAAAACCATTCCGGCATAAACTTGTCGGCTTTGGTCTGCTCAACGGTTGCGACCGTTGCCATGCCCTCAGCAATATCCATGCGCTCCGACCAATATTGATTCAACCAGCCGCAAAGCGTCGTCACGTCGAACGAATCGTACAACTTCCCATATTGCCCCGTTACGCCCCGATTGATTGCAAGGCGAAAGTCTGCCACGGAAAACAAGCGAAACTCTGGCATGGAGACAATCAGCGCGGCGGTCGGGTAGATTTGGTGCGCTTGAATGTTTTTACCGACGTTTATCAAACTCATTGCCGTTGCGATAATTTCAGCCACCATTTGCGCCGCGTCCCCTTCCCCGACGTAGTGGGCAACCGCCCCGACCGATGGACTGCGAAGTGTAAAGCATTCCTTGACAGTTGCGGCTTTGAGCGTTTGCCAAGCCCCTTTTGAAAGGTGATAGCACACGGCAGCGCGGTTTTGATCTTCCTCCGAAAGTTCAGACCACTTGGAAACCATGCTATTCGGGATGTCGCTCATACCGTCCTGCCAAGACCGTTTCGAGGACAGAGCGCTGGTTGGCTGCGTAGTTGGGGATATTTGATTGCTGTGTTGCATTTTTTTGACTGTTTTTTAATTCAAAAAGCCCTGTCCACCCATTGCCCCGCGTTTGATCCACTACCGCCTGCGCTAAATCGGGGTTGCCGTGACACGCTGCGAAAAGTTGCCGGATTCCAATAGCGTGACTTTTTGCGTCTCGGTATGGCGTTCGGCGGTCGCGGGCGGTGCGGTATTCCAGAAAGTCGGGCCAGGCTTTATTTCGCAAAACCTCAGCAAAGAAAACTTGGTGCCGCCCGTCGAGGTTCCGCGCTACGTCCTGATCCGTGTATTCGCCCGGCTTTTTTTTCGCGCCGCGCCCCGGCAAAGTTTTTTGTTCAAAAGGATCTGCTTTGAGGGATTCGATTTCAATTATTTCAACCGTTTCGATTTTTAGATTTTCGTCGGCTTCGATTGTTTGAATGACAAAAGGCGTTTTTTCGCCTTTATTATTCTCTAAAAGAGTCTCTAAACTATTCTCTTTAATAATCTCTATGTCATCCACGTTCCGGCTGCCTTGTTTGCCGAATTGCCCCGTTGTTGTTCGCCGTCTTTCGGTTTCATTGTTTGCCACGTTCCGGCATCCTTGTTCGCTACCTGCCAAGAACGCCTCAATTTTTTCAACAAGTATTTCCGCGTCAATACGAAAGAATAATTGTGCGGGTATCCCGCGTTTCACCTCAAACCAAAACCCGGAACGCCTCAGTACTTCGCGGGCTGTTTCTTGCATACTCCGACTTAAACCACATTGATCCTTCCATCCATCGGACTTAACCCAAAACCATTCCTCGCCTTTTGATTCGGCGATTTTCTGCCAGTACATACCCTGCGAAAGCATGACGGCAGAGGCAACGTTTCCAGTCATTCGAGCCAAAACAGGATGATAGGCGACGGGTTTGTTTAGTAATTCTTTGACGGCGTTTATCATTGTGCAGAGGGTGTTTGAGGCGTGATTACTTTAAGATCACCCACCCAAGCCCAAGTGTTATAATTCATAGCCGCTGCCCCTTTCGTCAACATTGCATCTGCATTTCCTATCTCACGCAACCTGTCTACCCGAACGTCTAAGACCTCAATTAGGATTCGAGACGCTACGCGAGGCATGTTGGAGGGGGGTTGCCATTGCAAAATTGGAAACTCGTTTTCCCCATGTGTGTCAAAGCCTGCCCGATAAATAAACGCGCCGCCGTCTTCATCCTGCATTTGCCCAAATGATTCGCGCACCCAAAGACGGTCGCCCGGCTTTCCAAACGGGCATTTGATTGGCTCAAACCGTTCGCCATTATCTTCTTCCCATATCTTCCCATTTTTAGTAGGCTTTTTTGATGTGGACTTATATGGCAAGCCCCTTGTCCAGCGCAAAAGATTTTTCTCGCATTCGGCGCGGCTCATTGATGTGCCGCCAACAAAGCGCGTTGGATGCGGGCTTATGCTTTTCCAAACACGCATTTTTCCGCCTTCGAGTATCGCCCGAACCATCGGCCCGGAAAAAATAATTGGTCGCTCTTTCATTGCTTCCAGAAAATAAAAACGCCTCACGGTGCGGGCCTCTGGCGCTGCAAACACCATCGGAAATGGGGAAAACAAAAACCCCGATCCCGCGCCGTGAGGCGCTCTGTTAAAGTTTGTTTTTTTAGAAACGCTGTTTGCAGCAGCGGCCCCGTTGGGCAAGACAAAGATAAGGAATTTGTTTTATTTGCGAAAATTTCTGCTTAATAAATTCCATTCGCTTGAAACTCCAAATCCAGTTGATCCCAGTCAACCATATTACCCGGAACCATACATTGCGGCTTCAACGGAATACCCGCCGCTATGTCGTCAATAAAGATCGTGTCGGTCATTTTCATAATATTCCAATCCCACGATTGCGGAAAAACTTTGCTCAGCGTGTGAACCAAAACGGGCTTCAATTCAATTTCTTCGGACTTGTCTTTTAGGAAGGCCCACGAATCTTCATTCAGGAATTTTATTGCCTTTTCAAGTGTCCCATTGGCACAATCAGCCCGGTATGTGTTTAGAATTATTTCATGCCCCGAATCTTGCAGTTTCTTTATTATTTCGATGCAGCCGAAATTGCAACGCCCGATTTTAGGGTACTCATGCTCGACTACCGTGCCGTCAAAATCCAAATATATTATCATATTTCGCTGTTTTTAATAATGATTACGATTGGCTCAATTTCGATTTGCGTGTTGCGAAATTTGATGTTCATTGCGTTGTGAGTTTTGTAATTCTGTCATAAATAACGATACTGCCAGCAACCGAAACATTCAAACTCCGTTCGCCCGGCAGCCTGATAATTTCCTGACAATGGCGTAGCGCCTCCAAAGTCAACCCGTGATCCTCAGCCCCCAACAAATAGCAGGCTTGCAAGGGGTGTTTAAATTCTGAAAGCATGGTCGCTTTGTCTGTCAGTTCAATTCCGATCAATTTACAGGCGTGTGGGCGATGCTCATTGAAGTCCGCAAAGTCCCTGTAAGAAAACGCCGGTATGTTTTTCCATGACTTCATTTTGTCGCTTGCCTGTGCCTCAAACCTTGCGCCGATCACAAAAATAAAGTCGGCATCGAAAATTTGAGCGGTTCTGAAAAGGGTGCCGTAATTCATCGGGGTTTTCATGTGCAGGCAACCGATACCGAAAAAGCCGTTTTGTTTCATCGGTCAAACAATCTTTGCTTCGATAATGCGAACGATCTCATAATAAAGCGGATTGTCGGTGTCTTCGCCGATCTCAGTGCGAATTTTGACGATCTTTTCTCGCAATTCCAAAAGTTCGCGGGTTTCGTTTTCCTGTCCTACCTGATTCAGAAACACGCCTTTCGATTCCAAATGACGGATTTGATTTTCGACTGTCTTTTTGTAGAACGTAGCGCGGCCCCATTCGGCTATATTACCGGACAATGTGCCGCAATGGACTTCGATTTTTACCAGTAATTCGTGCAGGTCTTTTGGGGCCTTGCAATTTTCGATAAGGGCGATGTAATTCATGTTTTGCGGCAATTTTAATGTTTTTTTTAAGCCGGAGCGAGCGAACCCGCCCCGGCGTGACGACGGAAGTTTGCGAAACCGCCGTTAATCTTCGTTGTCCTCCCACTTCGGCATATAATCGGGCGTATTATCAAACAAATCCAGCGGCTTGCTATCCAAAAAGCGACGCTCTGCTGTTTTCATGTTCTCAATCGCCTGTTTAAAATAACTGTCTTTTAGTTCAATCCCGATTGCCTTTCTGCCCATTGAAACCGGCGAAAACACCTCCGTGCCTACACCCATGAACGGCGTTAAAACAACTTCGTCGGGGTTGCTGTAAAGTTCGACCAGCCTATCCACCACATCCAACTGCAAAGGATGTACGTGTTTTTCGTCGTCTTCATCTTTTCCATCACGGAACGGCAGAACTTCGTCAATCCGAATGTCGTCCCAAACGGCGGACGCGTACCGCTGCCAGGTCAGGTGCGAAAACTTGTTTCCTTGCGGGTCGCCCTGATAACCTGCCCACTTCTTTCTGAATGCCTCGTAATCGCCGTAGGTCTTTTTGTGAGCGTCAAGAAAAGGCGTTTCCCCGGCGTAGTGTGTCAAGCCAAACTCATGCGTAACCGGCACCGCGTTTTCCCCTTTCTTTTTGAAAATCAAAACGTAGTCGGGCATTGCCGTAAAACACTTGGTAGAATCTTCGACAATGAATTTGTGCATCAGGCTTTGCACCATTGTACGCATCCGAACTTTCAACGGTTCTTTCCAGATGGTAATCCGGTTACGGTAAACCATGCCGTGCTTTTCGTGGAGTTTAATAATTTCATGCGGGAAGTCCCACATAGCGCCCGTGCTGCTGTTGATTACATCCTGACAGTGTACCGCCGTGATTCGGCCCGGCTTGGTTACGCGGGCGATTTCAGCAATGAGGAAATCGTATTGCTCCAAAAATTGCTCTTTGGATTCGCAGTTGGAAAAGTCGTGTTCGCTGCTGGAATAGTTGTAAAGCCCTGCGAACGGCGGACTGTAAACCGAAAAGTCAATGCTGTTTTCTCCGAGCGTTGGGAGTACCGCCATGCAGTCGGAACAATAAATTGCGTAGCGGTCTGCGATAACTTGCTGTTTTACCATGACTATAAAAAAGTTGGAAATTGAATTTTCTGGTTAAATTCTCGTGTTTTAATCTCGAAAGACTGGTTGAGGTTGGCGTTTAGTTTACTGAAAAGTTCGTTGGCTTTTTCGGTCTTTGCCAGTAGGCTATCCATGACCCGCGTTTGCCCATCGGAGTAAACAAGGTCAACGGTAACGGGGCGGGTTTGGCCGAACCGCCAAAAGCGGCTGATCGCCTGATAATACTGTTCATAACTGAATGTTGGGAAGTAGACGGTATGGTTGCAATGTTGCCAATTCAAGCCAAATGCCGTAATTTTTGCCTTGCTGACCAGTTTTTTAATGTCTCCATCAAAGAAGTTGCGCAAAATATCTTCTTTCTTATCCAAGTCCATTGAGCCGCTAATTTGCACGGCGGACGGGTCTAATTCGGTCAATAATTTTGCCTCATTATTCAGGTTGCACCAATACACAGTGCAGTCGTGCGGCGCCGCCAGTTCAACCGCTTTTTCGCACCGTTCAACAATGGTTGCCTTTCGCTCTGCCATTATTTCAGTATTGGTCTTTGCAACGATGTTGAATAGTTGCATCTGACCATTTACGCAAAGCGGCTTGGTGTTTTTGACAGGATGGTAATTTGTAATCAGTTCCGGCAGGATGTGGCGCGTGTCATCAAAACCGAGGTCGGACGGCTTGCGCATTGAGATTGACCACCCGCTGACCCATTTAAAAAACGCCTCTTTTGCGTGGCCTTTCAAAACCCACTCAGTGCCGATGTTTTGCGGGCTTATGGTATCCTCGTTATTGGTGAAAAACTTGGTGAGCATATCGGTGTAACCCATGTATCCAAGCGCCTCACTACTTGTCCCCAACTCCACAAAATCATTCGGCGAAGGGGTTGCCGTAAACAGGAAACGGTACTTTACTTTTTTCAAAAATGACGTAATGGCGTTTTTTGTAGCGCCCTCGAAATTTTTTAATATAGAGGATTCATCTAATATTACACAATCAAAATCGGCAGCATCAAAATAGTGTAGACGTTCGTAATTGCACACGACAATCTTTTTCGTGTATTTGCCATCCTTGCTATACTCAACGTCTTCAATCTGGAATTTGTCGGCTTCCCGGATGAATTGAAAAGCAACTGCCAGGGGTGTGATGATTAGGACGGGCCTGTTTGTGGCAAGGACATAATTGTACGCCGTGACAAGTTCGATCAATGTTTTGCCTAATCCGGTATCCAGAAAGTTAGCGCACCGTCCTTTTCGGATCGTGTACTCCGCTGCATACTTTTGATAATCGAACATTTTGTCCGGCATCCAAAGCGGCTCAATGCCGAAGTTTTGGACGCTGTGCCTTTTCGATTCTAAAAAGGCTTGGTAGGATTGATTCATGTTTTGCAAATTTTTTAATTTAAAAAATAGCCGAACTAATTTACATCTGCGCGGCCAGATTAAAACGAAAAACCAACTTTTAATTCTGTTCTTCTTAATTTCGTTACAAATGTAACACGCGCACCACCACACCCGCAAATTTATTTCAACTTTTTTTAAAATAAAATGGCACGACCGTAGCCGTGCCATAAGAATCAATGCAAAACAGAAATTTACCCGCTGCAAATATAGGCGTTTAGTTGGCGTGTGCAATTAAATAAGCCCCGGCCAAAATCACAACTCCGTAAAATACGATTCGGGCAAACGAGAATACGATCAACCAAAACAAACCATCCATCCACACGAAAGGCGTAAAATACGCGAGTACGCAAACTTTCCACCCCGGATGAACGCCGATGCACGGCAGACCAAATAAAACGAGGGAGCCGACGATAGGACTGAGAATTATAAACCATTCTGTCCGGCCCGATCCTGTCCAAAAATGCACATTGAGCCACCTGTAAAGGCTGTGGATGAATTGCTCCAACTGCCAACCAAACTCCAAGCGCGGGGCAATGACATTGAACACATAGCCCGGCGTTGTTTCCGAAACGTTGCGAACGCGGTTGCCTAACTTGTCGGTAATGCCGAATTTGTTTAACCAAAAGAAAGGAATGTTGTGCATAAGATAAACAACCGTCGCCTGCAAAAACCGCTGTTGAGATTGGTGAGCGGGCGACTGGTTGAATCCTGGTTGCAACTTCTTTTTGTATGCCTTGCGTTTAGTTGTCGGCGGCATAGGTAGTTTGCTTGAAAATGTTTTCGTCTACCCATGATTTGCCCGCCTCGCCTTTCCGAAGTTCGCGCAAACGTTCGTCACGGTCATTCAAGTAAAATTCGTGGCAAGCCTGTTGATATTGTTCCCACGACTCAAACGACGATCCTTTTTCGCGCCATGCTGTTTCGTGCTGCCGATTTCCTTTTGCGTCCCACCAAGCCGAAAAGATCCGAACGTCCCTGAAAATAATCATGTGGACTTTAACGCCGTGCGGATTTCCAACCTGCTTTAATCGAAGCAGGGCTTTTTCAAAATATGCCGCCACCGTATCGTCTGTTTCGTGATTGGACATAACCAGAATATTATCGGTTTGCTGCTTTAGCGCAACCACCTTTTGCCGCTCAATCAGCGCGTCTCGCATCGGCCCCCATTTGACTATCCAGTAAATACCCTGCGCGGCGATTGCTGCCAGCATAAACAAAGGGCTGCCGCAATACCCGACAATGAGCCAAAGAAGCAGCGCGGCTATGTTTCCGGCCTTCCAGAGAAAGACGGCGGATTGTTGGGCTTCGAGTTCGGTTTGAATGTTGGATTGGCTCATCTCAATCTCTTTTAAGGCGTAAAATTTTGCACGGCTCTTTCTTTTTGTACTTATCAAAGGCAAGTACAAAATACCGCATCAAATCCGAAGGGCTAAGGGGTAGTTCCCGAGTGTGTTTCACCTGTTCTAATATCCGGCGCATTGCAAGTTCGGGCGTACCATCATTTAATCCAACGCCTGATATAATGCCATTCATAAATGTTAAGGCCATTTCATGCGGCTTCAAAATATAAAGCATCAATCCTATTTCAGCGGGGGACATTAGTTTGATGTTGGACTTTTTGTAGATCGAAGAACCCTCTGTTACAAGTTCGTGTAACATATCAAAATTCTTTCTGGCAAACTCGACAACTTGTGGCTTTGTTCCAGCCTCGTATGCGACCGCCATACTTCTAACCTGCCCTTTAATCAGGTTGGATAGCCCGGCCTCATACATGATTATCTTTTTTGCCAAAGAAGCCACATTGGTCGTGCTTTCATATCCGCCGATACTCAAAATGTCGGATGCTGAACGAGGTTTCCCAAAATCAATTATGCCGATTGAATTTTCAGGAACGCCGGTCATAATAACCATGTCTACGCCTTTGTTTGCTAAAATTACCGCGTGTAATCGGTGCTGCCCATCAATCAAATCGCCCAATGTATCAAAAACGATTGGCTGTGGATTAAACAGCCATCTGCCCGATGTAATGTCAGACGCATAGGCCATCGCCCTTGCTTTTGAGTAGTTGCGGTTTTTTGTGTTTTTGGCTAAATACTGTTCAGCCAATTCAGGGGTAATTGTTCTGATTTCTGTTTGCATGATGATTCTGTTTTTACAAATTCCGATTCGTCACCATATCCTGCCCGGTCATGGTGCCATTGTTTTTATTGACAAAAATATTGATGTCTCCATCGCCCCGCGTCGGCTGTTGAGCAACCGGATCAGCCGTCAAAATATCCACGTTGAGCGGTGCCGACTTCCTAAAAAGCAGCGGCAAAACAAACTTCAAAACCAGCCCCGCAAGCAACAACCCAACACCCCAAACGGCAAAGTAGGTGATCTCCGAAAGGGCAAGCGCAACGTTTACGCCGATCAGCCCGGCATTCGAAGCAAGAGCGGTGCAGATATTCCAGAAAAACGTGCCGATGGAAGCCACAACCCCGACCACAATGAGCCATTGACTGTTTCGTACCGTCTTCCATGTTTCGAGTTGGAACAGGGATTTTTCAAGTTGGGCTTGTCGGGCAGCCTTTTCGATTTGCATTTTTTGGGCTTCCAATTCATCGCCGTAAAGCGTCATTTCCATCACCACCGCGCCGTCTGGCATAGTCACCTGCCGGAACCTTTGGAGTACAACAGCGCCCCTCATTACGGGCATAAGAGCGCCGGTTTCTTCATCCAGAACCATATCCATTTTTGCCTTTTCCGGCATAGGAACGGCCCACTTTTGATACGTCTCCGACCAATGGAGCGTAACCCCGTTAACCTGTTTTAATCTTGGACTTTCTTGAATTGCACCCATGATGTCGCTGTGCTTTGCAGATAGGCTGCACCGATAGGGGTGCAGCGCGATTTGATTTAATTCATTGATTTTCAGGGTGCATTTTCAAAATAGAATCCGGCGCTCCCTTTTGCACCGACTTCTACCCTTTTTTACCTTTCAGGGCGTAGGCGAGGGGTATTGTCCGCCTCCCTTGCATCATCCGCCGCAAAAAATGCTTTGATGTAAGCCGCCACCGTCCTCTCTGAAAAGCCCTTTTGTAGTTTGCCATCGCGGGTAGTGTGGTAGGCTTGGATCTTCGCCGCGCTCATCTCTTTCAACCAGTGCCATTTTAAAACCTTCGCCTTGCTTTCTTCCCGTCTCCATTCGGCACCCAAAACGTCATCCAAATAAGCCAAGTCGAATCTATCCAGCGTAACCCCGCCCGCCGTGTCAGGTATTTTTGTGCCTACCTTTTCGCTCACTGAATTACCCTGCCCATCCCATTCGGTTTTCCATTCAGCCCCGTTTCTTACATCGGCAGTGGTGGACTTATCGGCCTTTGCAACTACCACCGGCTTGCCTTTTGGCTGCTTCGCAATGTCGTAGGTTTCCAATGGGGGAAGCATCGAAAGGGGGGAGAAAGCGGCCAATTTTTTGAGCAAACCAATCATCAAACTTCATTCTCTTTTTTAGTCGTGTAGAGCGCACTAATTGAAATCAAAATGACAAAAGCAGCGCCGCCGATTGCTACCAAATTCGGCGCAATTGGCAGCCAGGCAAGGTCTTTGAGCGACTTGTAAAGTCCCAAATAATCGGCTACGCCCGCCACCAATTCAACGCCCGCGCACACCAAAAAACCGATGCGCCGCGCTGAATCTGACAGGCTGGTTTTCATGTTGTAAATGGTGCGTTTCATGTACAGCGCACCCAAAAAAGCAGCGCCCAAACCAACCCAATCCGCCACCTGAAAAGCGGCCCACATGAAAACGATCATCGAAAACGTGTTGATAAAATCGTATTCAGTGAAGCCCGCCCAACCCTTTCGGGCGGCTGCGAGGTTGGTTTTTAGGACTTCGATTTCAGCCGCCTGGTTGTTGATTGTGGCGACCGCTTGCAAATGCTCGAAGTTTACCCGGTTAAAATTGGCGTTGGCAATTTCCGCCTTTGCCAGTTTTTCGGCTGTCTCGGAAATGTGGCTTTCGTATTTTCCACGCGCTTCGGAAAGTTGGATTTCAAGCCGTTCAGCCCTTTCTTTGTTTTCCGACAATTCGGAAAGTTTGGTTTCCAGTTTTTCGGAAAGTGCGGAAAGTTGGAAATCTTTTTCCGTTAAAGCGTTCTGATATTCGTTCCGCTCATTCTCAATCGCCCGATTTAGTGCCGAAAGTTTTTCAATCCGGCTTTCCAGATTTTTCACCGTTTCGGAGTTTTGAGAATTGTTTTCCGGGTTGACAGGAAGGCCACCGTTAAACGATTGAGTGGTCGTAAACGGCACGGTTTCCATCGAAAAGCGGTAATATTTGCACATTATCGCAACCTCAACCTCGTTCAAATAGGCGTTTATGCCCTTCCCGGTGATCCGATTAGTCTTTAGTGCCTTTCCGAAAGTGTCAACCGACTTTCCAAAATGCTCCGCAAGTTTCCGAACCTGCACCGATTTATTTTCTGCTTGCATTCCCATGTTTTCCTAATTGTTGGTACAAATGTAACGGACATATTTTAGGAAACAAATTTTAGGAAAAATTTTCTGGTTTTTTTCCAAAAAAAATCCCGGCCTACGATTACTCGCAAGCCGGGTATGAAATAAACCAAATGAAAACCGATCCTATTTTACCTCTTTCAATTCCATGTGTCGGATATTGAACAATGTTCTAATTTCATCGTCACTGCCCCATTCTGGATTTTGGGCAAAGTATCGTTTCAGTTGCGCACGGTCAAAAACTTCTGCCAGGTATCCCGCTATCCTTTCCAGATATTCGGGACGGCTTTCTTTTTTGTATTGGTACTCTGGAAAAACATATTCGTCTCGTTTCGATTCTGGCAGCGGAATCACGATGCTCAAATATTCCGCCGCGAATTGTATGCAGTCGTCAACGTACAAACAAAACTCAACAGTTGATAGGTCGGTCGTGCTTCGCGTGTATTCTCCGATTAGTTGCGCCGTGTCGTGATTGATTAGTTGAACGTTCAGGAAACGGCGTTTTAACAGGTCGTGCACTTGTTCCGGCGTAGCGCCGTTGTCGCCTAACTCAATGACTGCTTCGCGTATCATTTGAATCAAACATCCCCAATAGTAGGCGTTTTGATTCAGGCTTCGCTTTTTCTTTTTCCGCTCAAATGTCACCGTAATATCCCGGCCCGAAAAGAGTTTGGCTACGTCGGCGCGAAGTCGGGTAGGCAGGGTGATCGTCCCATCGGCTGAGACGTGTCCGGTGAATTGTATGCGTTGATCGGCAGTCATGCTATTCCGATTCTGTGAACTGATAAACAATTTTGAAGCCATTGCGCCGTAAGTACCCTGCAAGTTTGTACCGTGTTTCGCGCTTGGCAATCACTTGTCCGTCTGCCTTGTAGGCTTCATAATAAAGCGTTAGCCCGGCCATTGTGACACGGGCTATTTTCGCTTCTGTTAGATCAAAATGGCAGGGTGTCATCTCCATCCGGTTTAAAATCGTGATTCGCCACCACTTTCGTATCAATCGGCCCGGACGTTTCCGCCTGCCGCGTTGGTGCGTTCGCTGGTTCATCGGTTGGAAACGCGCCGCTATCCTGCGCGCCGGCTTCCCGCTTTTCCAAGCCCCGGAAAGTAGACGCAACTATGTCAGTCATGCTCTTTTCTACGCCGTCTTTGTCAGTGTATTTCCGATGCGAGATTTTGCCCTCCACAAAAACGAGCGAACCCTTTTTTAGATACTTGCCCGCCCGTTCTGCCAGGTCACGCCACACAACAACGTTGTGCCATTCCGTTGTGCTTTGCCAGTTGCCGTCTTTGTCTTTGTAACTGTCGGAGGTTGCGAGTGAAAAGCGGCCAACCGCTGTACCGTTTTCGAGTGTTCGGATTTCGGGGTCTTGGCCCAAATAGCCGATGAGTGTTACCCTATTCAACATAAGATTCTGGATATTTTTTTGCGTTGCTTTCGAGCGCGGGTAAAATTATGTTTTGGATGTAATCGCGGCACTCCAATACGCGCCGCTTAATCGCTTCAATCTTTTCCTCACTATACTCAATATCGAACTCTTTGATTCGCAGGTACGCGGGTAAATCATCGTACCGGAATTGAGCGGCAAACTTTTCGTATTCGGCTTGCGTGTATTCCTGTCCTAATTTCCAGCGAGATTCCTTCAAAATCATTTCCTCCGGCATACTCATAAGGACGTAAACAACGCGGCCCCTTTGCCGCTCAGAAAGCGCCATGTAACCCAATACCTGCCAGTCATAGTCAGATTCCGGCAGTTCGGATTCATAGAGCGGAAACGTGTCGTGCGACCAACTGGCTTTTGTGTCAAATACCCATTCGTCCGCTAAAACGTCCGGCGTTCCGTGCATCCATTCGTTTGTCAGGTGCCGCTCATTTTTGGAAGAAAGCCCCATTTCTGGAATATGGCCCGATGCGTAGATAATCGCATCTTCCTCCACCAAATTACCTTTGTCGGTTTGCTTAGAAGTGAACTCAACGCGGCGTTGATAAACGTGTTCATTTACCCAACTGTGCAGAAATGAAATGCAGGTCGCCGAAAGGTTGGGTGTATCTTGGATTCCCTCCAAGTATTCAATTTGGGTTGACAACTTTTCTATTCCAACCAGTGCTTTTGCAGCCGACTTTGACCCGGTTTTCATTTTACCTAACTTTTCAATCCTATCCTTTAGGTCTTCGCGGGCCTTAAATAGTTTTTGCTGTGCAGATAAGCCCCGCGATTCGGTCATTATTTTGCCAATCGCCGAACAGCGGATTTTGAAAATGGGGATGTCAATTGGTTGCTTTTCCATTGGATTCGATTTCTGCTTTGCGTTTAGAAAGAATTTTAATCAGGTCTTTGTCTTTCGCCCATTCGGTTGCAAGTCCATAAAATGCAGTTAGTTCGTTTTTCATAGTTGCTACCTGAGCAAATCGAATAAAGAACAGCTCAACAAATACACGCGATTTGCCAAGTTCAGTTTGTTTAAAGTCGGCATAATACCTACCTATTGGCCCCGTAGAATCCATTGCTCCAAGCGCCTCTCTTACCTCCATGTATTTGTCTGCCAGCGCCGGGTCTATTTTGTTTTCAACGACCTCAATTTGCTCTGCCACCTTTTCTACATCGGCGGGCGTGATTGATGTCACGGTGCCATCTTTTTGCAAGTACGTCACACCGCCGTCTGCCATTGTTGCCGCCTCGATAGCGGGCGTTAATGGCAGCATAGCGCACAGTTTTTTGATTGGAACGCGCACGGCCATTGCCGCATAGTGTTTGAGCCAAATGTCTTTCGGGGTGTTGGAAAATTGCTTTTGCTTTGTTGATCCACTGCCAATCCAGTCATATTGAGTTTCGGAATTACGGCGCGATTTTTCGGCGGCTTGTTTATTGCTGACCTCAAAAATAACTTCCCCTGTTTTGAGCCGGGCAAGTGCGTAGAAGTGCGTTGTTACGCCGTTATTCTCGTTTGCAGGAACGTGTTTCAAAAATGCGGCTGTGCCTTGCTCAAAAGCAAACACGTCCTCTGCGTACACCTCACGCGCTGCCAGGTAGGAAATATGCCCGCCCTGCAATGCAACGGCTTTCCAGCCTTTGTAGCCTATTTGGAAGACGCAGGTAGATTTCCAGACCTCCACCTCTTTGCCATCCCTCATTTCCTTCGTCTTCACGTTTCGGGGTATCAGGTAGCACTCTCCGAACTCCGGCTCCAACCGGAAGCCAAGGGTTGCGGCTTTATAGAGCGCCCCTAAAATGCTCGATTCGTCACACGCCCGCAGTTTTTCGTTTGTAAGAAGCAGCGCCGCCGCCTCTGCCATTCGATTCAGTGTATCGGAGTCTTTGAGCAGTGCGGCAAGCCGCGATTTTTTTAATCCCTCAACCAGTTCATTCGGCTTGAGGGTAAGCAGGGAAATTTCTGTTTGCATAAAAGGTATTATTGCGCCGCTGATTCAGACGGCTGGTTTAAATTCTGGATTGCCGTTTCCATCAGCACAACCGCATAGGAAACGAGATGCGTTTTGCCGTCAGGCGTTTCAAATTCGCCATTTTCAGCGCGAAATTTCAGGGCTAAAATCTGATCGTTTGTGTCGTAATCAAACCAGATGCGGACGGCTACCGAATAGGCCACGCGGTTTTTATCCGAAAAGACGGGTTTTGCTTTGCCGCTGTTTACCAACTCAATACCCCGCTTTACCAGGGCGTAGTAAATATCTGCAAGCGTTGGCGTATCATTCCGGTATTTCATCCGCTCCATTACGGCGAAGCGGTACACTTCGAGCGGTACATAGTGCTGCCGCTGCGTTGCGTTTTCTTTGTCAAATTCGTGTTGAACTCTTTTAAACTTCATAATCTGCTAATTTATCGTCGAATGTTTGTACAAAATTCCGGCAGTCTACACATAGTTTATACGCGTTGTCGGGTGTTGCCGCTTCGATTTTTCCCGCCCACTCAACGATCTGCCGGATTTCAGGCGGGATGTCGCGCCGTTGTTCGATCAACCGCCGCCCCATTTCAAGCCCTTGAGCTGGTTGGTCAATCCGAAAGCCCGATATTTTCAGGAAGCGGAAAGCATACCAATTGAGGTCGGTTACGGCGTTTTGGAGTTTGGCGCGTTGATTCTTGTTGAGCGTTTCCATGTTACAAATGTACTGTGTTTTGGGCCTATCCAACAATAAATAAAACCTTATTGAGCCTGTTGCAGTCAAGGTAAACCTTGTAATATTCACCGTGCAAATCAAACTCAATATACGCTTCTTTGACCGTCCCATTTTCCCATCCTTTTTGCTTGCGAACGTCAAGCAATATTTTCTCAACCTTCCTGTCAAGTACATCATGCCAGGTTGTTATTTGACCATCTTGGCGCTCAACGACTACTTTAAATCCTGTTACTTTCATGTTTTTTAATTTGCCATTGCGCCCGCCTAAGCAGCGATCGCAACAATGTTAGACTGATATGTTGAAATGATGATGTTTGTTACCTTGTTTGGGTCTTTTGTCGCCACTTTGCAAAGATCGGCGAACAAAACCTGCCCCTCTTTATTTGTGGAGCGTCCGCCCTTCGGAGCCTGAAAACTTGCCCAACTTGGCGATACTACGCGGGTAACAATTTCGCCTGTGTTGACTTTTGTAAAGGTCAGGATCGAAGCGTCCGGTGTTGTGCGGATAATCGCCCATGCTTGGCGCATTGATTCGCTGCGAGTGGCTTGAGTGGCACGGCGAATTTGCGCTGCCAGGATGTTTACTTTGCTGATTTTTTTCATGTCCGAATCTTTGTTTTAATTTCTGTTACAAATGTAACACGTTTTAAATCACACCAAAAAATATTTTTTCAAGTTTTTTTAAAATAAAATGGGCAACGTTACAAACGCTGCCCAAAATCAAAATTCGGATGAAAAAAAGTTGTACTAAATTTTTTGTCTCATTAGTGCGTCCCTCAAAAACACGGCGTTTCGAGTTGGCAACCCGCACCGCTCCGCCTGAATCACGGCCTCAACCGCAAGGCTCAACCAGTACGCTGCCGAATCGGGATCGTTGCCAGTATTTTGTTCGTTCGGGAAGTAATTGCAAAAAAAGATGCGTTCGTAATTGACCTTCAAACCGTCCGCAACATCCCGGACAAACGCACTTTCTATGTCACGGTCGCCGCTGAAATATGGAGACAGTGATTCGCGGGATTTGCCAGCGCGTTTTGCAATTTCGGTGCCGGTGATGCCCAGGCGTTCAGGCAGTTCGTGTATCTTCATGTCCGTTTTTCGTGATTTTGATTGCTGACATTTCCGGGCAAATGTGGCCAGGGCCAACCATGTCGTAACAGAAATCGCATTGTGAAAGTTTGATGTCGCTCTTTGGTTTGGCCGCTGGTTGGATTGTTGTGCAGTCTTGGCATAGACAGTTTGGCGGATGTTGGTTTGGGGCAACGTCGAAAAAGAATTTGAGTAGGCTCATAGTTCATGCTCTTGAATAGTCCACCGATCTTTTCTAACGTGCAAAATCATTCTAGTGAGGTCTTTTGCCGTGCTGCTGCCCCACGATTCCACGTTGGCCGTGCTGCTGTCCCACGATTTCACGTTGGCCGTGCTGCTGCCAAACGATTCCACGTTGGCCGTGCTGCTGCCCCACGATTCCACGTTGGCCGTGCTGCTGCCAAACGATTCCACGTTGGCCGTGCTGCTGCCCCACGATTCCACGTTGGCCGTGCTGCTGTCCCACGATTTCACGTTGGCCGTGCTGCTGCCAAGCGATTCCACGTTGGCCGTGCTGCTTTCCAACAGGTAGATACTTTTTTCGCCTTCCGAAACTGTAATTTCGTGATGACCCGCGCGGTAAATTCCGTGCTGCCATAGAACTTCATCGCCGATG